TTTTTATCGGTAGTAAAAATTGTGTTCATATTAGTAGAATGATTCCCGTGGTAAATTACGAAAAAATGGATCGACTTAAGCCTCCTCCGCTATCGAATATACCAGTGAATATGAATACAATTAGTATGGCATTTATTATATTAGGTGTGATAGTTTTGTACAGGAGATATATCACGGTTAAAAATACCCGTCAACGATCCCGTACTTGAGACACTCGTCATATCCGAGATATATATCACGCTTCATGAACTGTGACAGTTTTTTTTCTGGGATCGTCGTCTCATTAGTGTATAAAGTCTTGATTTTTGACATAATTTTTTTACATGTCTTCATTTCATCTCTCAATTCACTATATTTACCGAAGAATCCCGAAGACAATTGATGAATGAGAATAAATGAATGCTTTCCCATGAGTCTCTCCCCTCCACCCAATAATATGAATGTAGCAGCACTGCAACACGTACCCTCTGCGATCGTGACGACATCCACGCGCGACGATTTCAATGTATCCATTATACTCAGACCTGAAAAAACATCACCACCATCACTATGTACATGAACACGTATGGTAGGCTTGTAACCTGGTAGTTCAACAGCCTTTTTGAGTAAGTCCACCTCGAGCTTTTTAAACTCATCTAGGAATTCGAGTGTACTTTCCGTTTCGACTTCACCGTAGTAATAAATATCACAACCATTTACACGTACGACATCATGTTCTTCTACATCGACATCACTATCGGTACTACTCATTTAATAATACACGCATTTTCTTTTTAACTTTTGTAACTTCAGTTGGTTTTAGTTTATTGCCGACCGCTAAATGATTCATCATATCAAAATCTAGAGGTTCGAGCTTATATTCTATTAAAGCCTCTATGTTACCTGCCACCGCATATTGTCTTAAAAGATTAAGTTCGTCCATGCCAATTTTTGTTGCACACCTTGTTTGGATAGTACGAAGTCTATTTTGACGCATTTTGAAATTGCCATATTTGGTCCATATACTACCTGGTTGTATATTATCTGTAGGTATTGGTTCACCCATATTTAATTTTGGTATAGCCATGCCACATGTGATATAGAATGGCATACAGCTCCAATCACCCTTGTACATTTGTGTATCATATATATCAGTCTGTGATAATCCTTCAATTATATTAGTCATATTACAGTTTTTTGAACCTAGATAATTAGTGAATATAACATCACACACGTGTCCGTGTTCGTGCACTGTTTGAGATGTGTCGAAATCTCCTTTATGTGATAAAATATCTATGATAACATCTTTAGATGTTTTGAAAACGTCCTTTACATGTGAAAAGTCTAAATAGTCAAAGAAGTTCCGTATGTTTCCCTCGCATTTTTCGGCCGCTATTCGAGCTCCTACTGTATCGCATGCTAATGATAATATTGCATCCGGTGATTTTCGGGGTACTATAATGAGCTTGAAATTTGGAAGCATGTGTATTGATGTAGACGTCACTATAACAGACCCTTTAGTGAGTTTTTCTTTATTCTCAGAAACGCGATCTATGACTTGTTTATGTCCATGTATAGATGGGTCGTATCCATCTATAAAAATGTGAGATGTTGTGTTCCCGACAAGGTGCATAAAATTACTTTTTTTTTGAAATAACTCAGACTGCAATTCTATAGTATTACTATGGTCTAGCGCATAATCAACTATGAAACTTTTACCACACCCTATGGATCCACATATGAATACATTATGACCTTCAGATATATATTTTTGTAATAATGTGATTTCCGGGGTGTGAAGCGTTTGTGGTCTAATCTTTTTTTGTGGTATTATTTTAATGAAAGAGTCCATGACTGATGAACTCACTGATCAGGCTTTAGATATTTTTTTGGAGAGTGATACAATTCAAACAAGAATAATTGAACCTGTTAAAAAGAGGGTCCTTCCTTATTTAATTTGTATTGGTGTCTTTAATCTAATACTATTCATAATGGTTGCATATATCACGCGACGTCTTTCTAAGATTTTATAACAATGTCGTTTAATTCAGGCCCACCACTTTTATTTCGAATTGCATTCAAATCTTTTTTCAATTCGTTACTCATTTCGTCTTCACTTATAAACATATCAATCGGTTGAATGTGCATGATTTCTGGTTTGAAAATTCCATTATCATCAGGGAATTGTTTTTCAAACGCTTGAATCACGAAGTATGGAATCGGCGGAGATTGCTCTATAAGTTTGTCATATTCAGCACGACACGTATCTATCATAGTCGATCCATCACATGACCGTTCTTCTAATGGGAGTGTTAACTCTAGACGAATTGTCCTTGAAAGTTTACCGTACTGAAGTGACGCAACTCTGTTCCCTTCCATCATCTCACTTATTTTGAGAAACTGCATGACAGTCGCGATTATACCTGCAATTAAATTCAACCCACCGATCATAGCCGGTGCCACGCCTCTTATACTTGTAGGTAACGAACTTTGGGCAAAGTTTGCAGTACCCGTCACCGTAGAAAGAATGATTACAGGGAGTGAAAAATGCATATTTTGTTTTTTATAAATTAAAAACGCGTGATTGTGCATGTATCGATAACACGCCGACGCTTCTCCCCATGTTTTCAATATCTGTTCTTGCTGAGGGGACCACATGAATTTATTTTTTGAGCGTGCTTTCTTGTCCTTATCCATATTAACATATACATATTATTTTCAACGTGAATAGTGTTGTAGTTTAAGATAGGAACCTGAAATATTTTCCCATGATATATAAATGAAGCGTAAAAACGCGAATACGACCGGGTTTATTATTATTATTGTTCTGATGGGTCTAATTGTATATCTCGTAACAAGACCCCGCGAAGTTGTAAGAGTTCCCTTCCAGGTTCCATCTTTACAGCCTATCCGCGAAAGAATGCCAGTGCGCAGACGACAGCCAGAGTTTAGAGACCCACCTATAAAGGACTATAAACCAGGACATGTTCAGCAAATGGGTGTACTTTTGGGTGAAAACGATGAAACACTCCCCTTGTACGGTAAGGAAGTTAATGGGCGTAGAGATCAATATCACTATTACACATCTACACCCGGTCAACAAATATATTCGATCCCCGTGACAGTTGAAGGGAGGGATTGTATGGATGACATGGGATGTAAAGAAATATACGGTAACGAGGATGTAAATGTACTCGGCAAAGCTTCACCGTATCAAGCGAAAATGTATAGAACTGATAACTTCTTTTAGACAAATAGTACACCATATCGCCGTGTGATAAGTTTTTTGGCTTCATTCATAGATGGTTTACTCCATAGGAGCCACCTAGACCAAAATCCAGCTGTCTTAATACCATTTTTAGTCCATGTTTCACCCATACGCCCATGACGCGCGAGATATCTTTTCATACGTGATGGATCTTTATGAATAGTATAATCGGAATATCCTTTTCCACCGAAATCTACATGCCTGTCATTATCGAACACGACCCTAAATTTCTTTTTAGGATTTGGGCTTTTCTTAAGTATGACCTTCATATATTATAATCAAAGAATAAAATAATATGTATCTTATAATACAATGAACAGACGAAACGTTATCGTCGTATTTATTCTGACTATACTCGTAATATTCGGCACTCTATCATACTTTGGAGTTATTAAATTGCCTTTTTTCAATAATACGAAACAAGACGTCGTATACGAAAAACCAGTGGCAAGAATATCAGTCCCTGAGATGGAAGAATTGGAGATTGCCGTACCAGAAGAACCAGAACCAGAACCAGAACGGGAAGAAGAGGTAGAGGCCTATACACCGTATTAATTTAAAATATCAGGTGATAATAGATGTCAGTCCGACCTAGTACGCGGAAGAGATCGCGTAATTTTTCACCTACAACTACGTTAAATGTTATGAACTCGAACTCAAACTCGGGTATGAACTCCAACTCGAACGCGGGTATCACGTCCCCCCCTGCAAAGCGTGCTAAAAATATACGAAAGGCGAATACTCAACCCACTCCCACCCCTCTCATGACCGCCGCGATGGGAGCTGCAAACAATATCCGCATGAAAGCTAATGCGAATAACACTAAATTTTTGGATGCTCAATCCCTTGCTCGTTTGCGTTCAGTTAAGGCACTGAATGGAAATAGATTAAAAAGGTTTACACCGCCGGTGTTTAGGACGACAGATAAAAATCCTGCATCGTTAAGAGGGAAATTAGGAAAACCTTCTCGAAGCAAAAAGGCTGGCGCGGTGTTGCCTGCCTTGCTCAAACTTGTAAAAGATCCCATGGGTAAGACTCCCCGACCACCGGGTCAAAAACGGGTGCTGGTTAATGCCATAAAAAGAAAGGCTGCTAGTAAACGTATACCAGTAAGTGCAAATTCACCTAAACTCAATAATAAGACTACCACGAATGTAAGCTCAGTGCCCCGTGTAAATAACCAATCAAGGACAGTTCGACGGTCAACACGTATGAAAACCCCTGTGAAAACCCCTGCGAAAACCCCTGCGAAAACCCCTGCGAAACCCCCTGCGAAAACCCCTGCGAAAACCCCTAAAAGTGCCCCTGTCAAATCACCTAAACCCTCTCCGGTAAATAACGGTTCTAAAAGTAAATCCTCGAGCCCTATGATTGAGGCGGATGCCGAACGTATCAGTAACTTGCTATCAAAATCGCTTAAAAGCACAAAAGGGTTGATACCATTGGGAAAATTTCCATCAGCAAAAAGCAAAAAACAGGGGGGGTACTCTTTGGCACTATATAAGATAATACAAGCTATAAACTTACCCCCGATGCATGAGGATCTTAAAGACTTTTTGGTTTATATATATATACAGAAATCTACAGACGCACTGACCAAGAGGTTGTTTGCTGGTAAAACCATAAAAGAAGCGGTTAGAATTATATGGAAACATTGTTTATTTTTCCAGAGACGTTCACGTGGAACGGAAAATTTAACTTTAACTGTAAATTTAGACGACAAAAAGTACACGGAATTTGCGTATTTGATGTATTTAGATATGAAACACGATGAAACGATTCCCGCTATTTCATTCGATGAGTTTATTGAACATGATATTATTAAAACCTTCTTCGGAAGTGCATATAAGAAAATTAATAA